GCAGCTCAATGCTGAGTACAAGGACATCTTTGACGAGGGAGTAAGTGCAGGAGGAGGGATAAACCTTACACCGGAAGAGACAGCGAAGATTGACGGGATACTCAATGCCGAGGGATACTCCCCGGAGGAGAAGAGATCCGCAGCTTTCAGCTATCTCAAAGGGCAGGGCTATGATGATGCCGCTGCGAAGGAGTTTGCAGAGTTTGTCTATTCGAACCTCAAGTAACGGCCATGATTACTGACGAAGAGAAGAAACCCAAGGTCCTTTCCACCGAAGAACTGTTAAAAAGATTTAACGCCGAGAAAGCTGGTACTCCCGGAGCGGTCAATGAAGAGCTTGACCCGTGGGGGCATAGGCTTGTGGATCCCGACTCTTTGCTTGCAGGTAAGGCATCGAGGCCCAGGGTGCCGGAGGCTCAGCCGGTAGCGCGGGATACCACTAAGTCTACCGCAGAGTTTGATGGCATGCTTGATTGGAATACTCTCGAAAAAGCAAAGAAGGAATATGAGAGGGAGCCACGACTGAGCGCAAAAGAATACATCCAGGGCCTTGGCAATAAAGTCAAATCGTCAGTAATGGGCCTGGGTGAGATGGTCCTTGAAACACCGCAGGGTATCGAATCCCTGTCGAATGCTCCGGCAGTCATGCTCACCGAAGCGATGATCAAGCGCAAGCTGCGCAGGGGAGAAATTGATCAGGAGACGGGCGACTACCTGATGACTGAGGCAAAATCCATGACCCCAAGGCGCACTGTTACCGGCAATATGCTATTTACGGATACCATGCCCGAGGAGATGCTGGCTGATGGAGACCTTAATACATGGTTCGAAAAGAACAAGGTCCGGTTCAGTGAGATGGGAGACAAGTATGATAAGACTGCTTCTCAATATCTCAAGAGCGGCCAATTCGGGAAGGCCCTGGGGGCTGTATCATATGGCATTGCGGAATCACTTGCCCCGACCATAGCCGCAGCAGTAATACCAGGTGGTGCTGTAGCCCTTGGCGTAGGCGTTGGTTCAACGGCTTATGATGATGTAAAGGACCGTGAAGATATGACAGAGGCCATGAAGATAGCCGATGCTGTAATAACCGGAACGTTTGAATGGCTATTTGAAAGGTTTGGTACCAGGGAGATGACCAAACAGCTCTTTGATATCTACAAAAAAACAGGTAAGACTGGCATAGTCAATGCCGTCAATTCCAATGCTGTTCAGCAATTATTTGCCAAAGCATACAAGAAGTTCGGAGTATGGTTCGCTCCAGTACATGAAGGCATCTCCGAAGGCTTGACAACCCTTGGGCAGAACCTTGCTGCAATATTCTCAGGCGAGGATCCCGAGCGTAAGATAGGTGACGGATTCTGGGATAGTGTGCTGATCGGTACCGGCATGGGTAGTATGTTTTCACTTGTCGAAAAGACAGCTGAGAAATACAGGACAGCCCGGGAAGGCAAGGCCGGTCCTATCACCGGTCCGCTTACTGTCGAGGAGCAGGATCCAGAGGTTATGATACGTGACCTGGGTAAGAAGTATGCCTACAACGGGTTTAATAATGAGATCCCGGAGCAGAACTTCATCAAGTACGGAGAGATGAAGGATGGCCGTAAGGTCATCATCAAGTCCACCAACTTCGCTACTGATCCCGCAAACATGCTGGTGACTATTGTGGATGCTGAGAATCCTGAGAGCAAACCTGAAATGACCAAGGGCAACATGATCATCAACTCAATGGATGTGCCCTATGAAGAGTGGGTTGCCAATGAGATGCGGAATTACCAGGCTACCATGCAGCAGGTCAGAGGCGAGGCAGCCAAGGCCACAGCCCCGGTACAGGAAGGCGCCACCATCCCGATAGGGGAGCAGCTATTCAATGTGACACAGGTAACAGCCGAGGGAGTAGTCCTCAATGAGATTGACAAGGAGGGCAACCTGTCGGCCAATACTCAGGTCATCACCCCGGATAAGTATGGGGAGGTGTTTGGTATGCCGGCTCAGGATGCCGGAGAAGCACCACAGCAGGTCGCAGGACCGCTTAACGTACCCTCAGAGGTATCAGCGCAGCCCCAAGCAGAGACAACGGCTCAGACGGGCCAGCAGCAGCCTGTAACAGTCAGCCAGCAGTCACGAAAGGTATCAGACGGTAAGAATGAGTTTGCCATTCTCCCGCAGGAGGACGGTAACTACCGCATGAGCGAGACCTTCGAGACACAGAAAGAGGCCGAGGGCGTTCTCAAGAAACTGCAAGACCGGTATCCCAAGCTCACCTGGGAGACAGAAGTGACAGACTCCGGGGACCTGTTCACTCCGGATACTTACTCCATTGTTGCCAAGCCGAAGCAGAAACCGGCAGCACCGGCGGCCAAAAAAGAAGAACTCACGTCTGCTTCTTTATCTGTAAAAGACGAGACCGGAATCCCCTCTTCGGAATCCATTGATACCACACAGGGCAGCAGCGCAATGGAGAGCAATAACGTGAGTTCTGTACAATCTGAAGCAATCCAAACAAGGACTACAGAGGACGAAGTTAGTAAATCCACTGAAATAACAAGCGAAAGTTCTACTGATTCATTCGAAGATATTATCCCCGTCACCGGCAAGCCAAATAAGGGCGTCATTGAAACCGGATATAACTACATGGATGGGGTCACGGCAATACAGAAGGTGCTTGACGAAGTAGGAATAGCGGACAGGTTTCAGAATGCAGAACTTCGCAACTCATCTTACCTTGAGACCGAGGTCAATGGTACTCAGGTTTTGATCCGCATTGCAGATCACACTAAACGGCTTGGCCCAAAAGACGATGCATCATACGTTTCCCGCAGACCCGGATGGTTTGAGGCAGACATCGTAACGCCAGAGGGTATTGATGTGCTTTCAAAAAGATTGAGAGAAGTATTCAGAACTCCATCTCTCCCGGACGAGACTGCAGCCGAGGAGGAAGTGCAGAATGCCGGGGAGGTGGAGACGCAGCCAACCAAGGGCATACCAACCTATTCCCAAAAGAAACAGATTGTACTTGATCACTTTGGAGGCATGTATGAGGATGCGGCAGCATCAACTCCGGAACAAATATATGAGCAGGTACCGGAGGTAACACCCGAAGAGGCAAGGCAGATACATGCTGAGATCAAGGGTGAGTTTGAGGCAGAACAGGAGAAAACAAGAAATGCGCCCGATCCATTTGTCTCTATTGCCAAGGCAGAGGGACAGGTTGACCTGCGCCCGACTGAGGAACAGAAAAAGGCAGGCAACTACAAGAAAGGGCATGTGAACCTCCTGGGCTTCGATATCTCCATCGAGAACCCCGCTGGATCCGTTCGCTCCGGAGTGAGCAAGGACGGAACAAGGTGGTCCAACCTCATGAACAACACCTACGGATACTTCCGCAGGACTGAAGGCAAGGACGGCGACCAGGTTGATGTATTCATTGGTGATAATCTTGACTCCGATGCTGTCTATGTCGTGGACCAGGTGGATCCCGAGACAGGGGTATTCGATGAGCATAAGGTCATGCTTGGCTTTAATTCAGCCGAATCAGCCCGCGAAAACTACCTTGCCAACTACGAACCTGGATGGAAGGGCCTCGGTGCTATCTCCAAGATGTCATTGGAAGGATTCAAGGAGTGGTTAGGTGATGCAAAGAGGACCCGCAAGCCTGTTGATCCGAATGTGCCGGTGAAGGAGAAGGAGGAACAGAAACCCTCCGAGGACACTCGCCCTGTAAAGAAAGTCAAAAAGAAGAAGGGATGGCCGATGAGCAAGGCCGATGAAGCCAGGCTCTCCCGGGAACCGCAGTCATTTGAGGAGGCGGTGTACCAATTCTTCCTTGGCGGTGGCAGAATCTCAATGGAGGATTATTACCGCTATTTCGGGAGAAACAACAGCGAGAGACTGAAGAATATCTGGATGTACTCATCCAAGCCCAATGCTATCAAGCTCGACTTGCTGAACGAGGTATCTATATTCCAATATCACCCCGAACTACTTATCGGCTTAGGTGACGGAGCCATGGACCAGGCCAATGCCTTTGTTGATGTCATCCGTGGCATGGGAGGCAAGAATGACATAATACGAGAGCTTGACAGGATACAGTCACGAACAGCCGAGGCACTTGAAGGGGAGGACCTGACACCCGAAGAAAAGGAGATCACAGAGTTCACCGATGATGTTGAAAACCTGACAGATGAAACCTTGCTCGATCCGGATTTATTGGTTATCTTTGAGCTTGAGCTTAACGAGTTAGGCAAGAGCTTCGCAGACATAAAGGAGACGGCCGAGAAAGAGCCCGAGTATTTTTATGTGTTCCCGTATGGATTAAGTGACAAGCAGTTTAACGAATTAAAAGACATCCTCAATGATACAGACAGACAGAGACAAGTTAAGGAGCTGGTTGAAAAAGGTCGTGGTAATGAGATCACTGGCCAAGGGGACCAAGCCGAGCGAGGAGGCGAAACTGATGAGAGTGGAACTTCTGGAGAGGAGACTGAAGAGGGAGGGGCTGATGAAGGACGAGACGAGTCCACAGAAGTAACCCCCGAGTTCGCAGGGGAAATATTCGAACAGCCCGAGAAGCCGCAAGCATATGATGGCATTCCTCAATGGATTGAGGCTTTCAATAAGGCCAAAGAAAGCAATGACCTTGATGCCATTCAGGACCTTTATAACAAGGTTCTCATTTACCTTAATGGTCCTGTGCTGAAGTATGGCGAGCAGGCAGTCAATGACTTCACTCAATTAAAGAATCAGATCGAGGCTTATGCTGAAGAGGTAAAGAAAAGCAAAGAGCCAAAACCGGAGTTTGCGGGAGAGGTGCTGGAACAGTCCAAGGGAGGGGAGTATAAGTACAAGATGATTGCCCGTCCCTTTGACAAAGGGGCCTTCTCGGAGGATGGCTTTATCCGGAGTGAAAACGATCCCAATGGCGGATTTCAGATACTTACTTATGACCGACAGATGCCTGTCAAGGAGTGGAATAAGTGGGACCTTGTACCTCTGACAGATATTGAGGGCATAAAGGATAAGGAGTTTATTGACAAGGACGGAGACTACAGCAAGATCACCCTAAAATGGTGGGGGAACAACCGGGGAGCCGATGTCTCCATGTACGATACTGACGGGAACCTGGTTGAGGAACCTTTCGGCTCGAGCGTGAAAGACATCTTCACGAATATCGAGGAGGGGTATTGGATTGAGAAGGCAACAAATGAATCAACTCCATCAGCTGCCGAATCAATCGCAGAAGTATCAACAGCCAAAACACTACAGGAAAACTATTCTATAGAGGAACTTGATGATTTTATCTCGCAGCTTCAGGTAGCAGCCAAGGATATGCTCAACTCAGGCGAGACGGACCGCAATATGAAGTTACAGGAGCTTATTGCCAAAGTCATTGATGCGAGAAACCTTGCATTAGCATCCGGGAAGCAGAAGTCAGAGAACAAGAAACCCTGGCAGATGACTCAGGAGGAATACTACCAGGCGCATAAGGATGAGATAAGTCCACTTGGTGAAGGGAAACAGGGAACAATACCACGAAAGGACCATAATTATATCCACAAGAATATTGTTCAGACTGCATTTGAGAGAGGCGAAAACATTCCGACAAAGGTACTTGACGATTACCCGGAATTGCTGAAAGACAATAAGCCGGTCAAAGCGATATGGCAGATGACCAAACAAGATTTTGTCTATTCACCTTTGCGTTATGACACAATGCCTACAACCGATGGCTCCGGAATATTCAGGGCCGAGGAGAATGCTGATGGTACATGGAATGCCTGGGTAGAGTTTCCTGATGGCAAGAGAGACTATTGGACCCGTGGAGGATCTGCCGGCGAGGCATGGGACGGAGGTAAAAGAAAGACTGCCTACATGAACCAGGAAGCAGATGCTAAGTCCTTGGATCGTCACAGAGATGCCGTCATTCAAGCCTTAAATGAAGGTAAGGATGTTCCGGAGGAAGTATTAAGGAACTATATCGGACTAAAGGACTACCTTGAGAAACAGAAGAAAAAAGAGGCAGCCAAGCCCAAGGAGAAGGAGAGCCCGATACCGGCCAACTTCAAGGAGCAGGTTGATAACCTCAAGGCGCTCGTCATTAAAGAGTCCGAAGGTCTTGATGCCAATCGCAGGATCGCGGAGATAAACGCCATTGAGTCACCAACCAAGGCACAGATCAAGGAGCGCAACCAATTAAGGCTCATTCTCGATAATACCAGGGAAGAGATTGCCAGGCGTAATGACAGGGTTGACTATGATATTATTCCTGAGAATAAAGCCCGGGAGATCCGCAAGCTGATTGAAGAGGCACGGGCACAGGACGAGGTAATAGGTCAGCGCATTTTGCGTCTGCAGGATGAACGTGATGCCAAAGAGAAATCATTGCAGAAACGTGCCGGCCTCTTTGGTGACCGTAAAGTGGAAGAGGAGCACAAGAGCGGTATGCAGCCAATGTTTGCCGGGGAGATATTCGAAGCATCGTCTGATAATCTGCAGGCTGCACTCAAACCGTTCAATGATGCCATCAAGAAGGCTGAGGATGAGTGGAAGCGCAACGCACAGCTCCTTGACGAGAAGATTGCCCTGGTACTTTCCGGGGCCCAGATGGAGATTGACATGGAGCCTCCGGCAGAGCCAGCGACCACCAAACCGATAGACAAAGAATCACTTCCCAAGCATGAGGACTTTGGGGAGAAGATCGGAGGCGCAAGGAAGGATATGGGGATTACCCGGACTGTCCGCGACACAGATGCTCTCCCTGCATGGAGAAGAAAGTATTTCTATGCTGATCCTTCCGGGGTGATGAATCTCGGGGATCCGACCATTGACACATCCAAACCGTTCCTGGTCAAATGGAGTAAAGAGGTTAAGTCATGGTCAGGCACCAGGACCATGGGCTATCCTGTAACAACCATTGATACCAGAGAGACGAAAATATTCAACTCCGAAGCAGAGGCCGAGGCATACATCCCTATTTATGAGGTATGGAAGCAGGGCTTCAGGATCCGCAAGAAGGATGGCAATTATGTAATCACCAAGACCTCATCTACCGGCAAGGTTGTCGAATACGCCACATTCCCTACCGAGGAGGAGGCAACTACATATCTGTATTCAACCGAGGGTGCTACATCTTTATTGAATCACAAAAGAGAGGATTTCAGTATCCCTGCACTTGATAAGGTAGAGAGAACGGGGAAAGATTGGAGGCAGGGAAGAGATGTCTCCACGGAGGAGTTCATGGATGCCTTTGGATTTAGAGGGGGAGAGTTCGGTAATTGGGTGAAACCCGAAGAAAGAAGGGTGATGCTCAATGCAGCCTATGATTCATTCATGGACCTGGCAGAGATGCTGAAAGTCCCTCCGAGGGCGATGTCTCTCAGCGGAGAGCTTTCGATAGCGTTTGGGGCCAGAGGAACCAAGGGAGCTGCGGCACACTTTGAACCGAACAGGGCTGTTATCAACCTAACACGAATGAACGGAGCCGGCAGTCTCGCTCATGAATGGGCTCATGCGCTTGATAACTACTTTGGACTACAGGCAGCCAAGAAGGACTATACCCGCAACGAAAAGGGAGAAGTCGCCGCTGGTTATGTGATGAGAACTAAGGCAGACCTGTTATCCAAGAGGGGCATGAGAAAAGAGCTTTCAGAGCTGTTTGATGCCATCGTGAATGCCACCCAGGAGAAGTCTGTCACCCGTGTAATGGGGATTGAGGAGAAGCAGAAGGCATATGACGGCCAGATTAAGAGAGTGAAAGATGAGGCCGAGTCCCTTATCCGGAAGTTCGAGAACGGCGTAAGGAGATATAAGTATAACCGGAAGGCAAAGAAGCATGAGGAGGTCATCGTTAAGGCCACTCCGGAGCAAATCAAGAAGGCGCAGACCATCATTGATAAGATCGTAGAGGGCAAGGGAACAAGGCCGAAGTGGGCTATGATCCCGGGCAGCAAGGGCCATATGGAGTATTCGTACATCAGTCCTGAAACTATGGCCCTCGAAGAGGTCTATAAAGAGGTGTTTGGGAAATCAGGACTCAAACGAGACGGCAATGGCTTCTATAACCTGGGCTACTTTGCTGATAAGGCTTATGCCGCAAGAGAGATACTTGATAAGGCGCTGGCTGGTGAGTCTGAAACTCTCTCAGTGCCCACTGAATTCCTCAAAGTCAGCAAGAAATTTGACCGGTCCCGCTCAAATCCGTATTGGTCAACAAAGGTAGAGATGTTCGCAAGGGCATTTGAATATTTCATCGAGACAAAACTCGAAGATCAGAAGGCCCGGGCTGATTACCTACAGTATGACAAGGCCCCGGTATATGATGCGGTTTATGGGATGAACCCGTATCCTGCCGGAGAGGAAAGGACGGCCCTGAATGAGCTGTTTCAGAAGTTTTTTGATGAGGTCAAGACCAAGGAAGAAGGAGGCCGGACCACAATGTTCCGCACCGGAAACATCAAGAAACACCAACTCGATATCATCAAGGCAACTAATCCAATGCTCGATGATTATCATACTGGCATCAGGTCTATAACAGATATCAAGACTGCACAAGAAGCATTTAATGAATTGATCGAGACGGGAGAGGAGGCCGCTCCGGACTTCACTGCGGCAGATATGCAGCGAGCTCTTCAAACAGGCAGAATCACGGTCTATTCATCTTATCCGATAAAGAATGGTGTATTTGTCACACCAAGCCGGATGCAGGCAAAGTCATACGCCGGGGATGGGACAGTATACTCAGAGATAGTAGATATCAGCGATGTTGCATGGATTGACTACATCGAGGGACAGTATGCAAAAATATCAGACGAAAGTAATGCCTTCCGCACCTCCAACCGGGGCACATTTGATCCTAAGAACGACAACATCCTATTCCGCGTCATTGGCGAAAGAGGGGCAGGTGCGATTGAGGGATTGCTTGATAATCTGAGTGTAGCCCGAAAGATGGAAGAGGCCGGACGCTCGGCCAAAGAAGTATTCCTTGCTACCGGTTGGCAGAGGGGAGTAGATAATCTCTGGAGATATGAGACCAGGGACATTGAGTTAAAGAAAGGAGTGGATTTCATCAGTAAATTAAAGCCACAGAATGAGGCATTTACTGAAGAGGTCCCATTAACAGATATTATCGAGGATGAAGAATTATTTAATTCATATCCCGAATTAAAAGATGTCAAACTAACATTCTACAACTATGGAAGTCACCCAGAACTCGAAAGAACAGGAGGTTTTGCGAATCCTTCGGAAAAGACTATCGGCATTGGAACAGAAAATTTGGCGGCAACGAACAAAGGTAGATCCCTCTTCCCCGGTCGCTTTGTATCGGATGGAACACGCGGAGTATTCCGCCCCGGATTGGAATATCGTCATTTATATGTTTATGATCGAGATAGTTTCAGATCCGTCTTATCACATGAGATTCAGCACCATATCCAAAGAGTTGAGGGTTTTGCGGAAGGAGCTACAGCAGTGGGCGCTAAACGAGCAGGCAGCCCAACTATTCTCTATGAAGCAGCGGCAGGGGAAGTGGAGGCGAGAAATGTTCAGCGAAGACTCGAGCTTACCCCTGATGAGAGAAGAGAGCGTATGCTTATCGAGACAGAAGATGTCGAAAGGGGCCAGCAGGAAATAATACGCAAGGAATATGATATTCAAGAAAACAGAGCGATAGTTCCCAAGACCCCGCAGCCTACCGGATTGGACGCCCTTAACCGGATCCTCGGCCTGGACGAAGAGGATGACCAGAGATATGAAGTAAAGAAGCAGGTAGAGGACCTGAGTAAGCAGCTCAGAACTCCGGTGAAGGTTATAGGTAACAGAGGAGAGCTACCAGCCAACGTACAGGAGGAGGCTAAGAAACAAGGGGTTTGGGAGAACGAAACATTGTATGGAGCATGGGATCCAAAGACCGGCACCATGTTTATCCTCCTCGATGACTTGATGAAGCTGGGTCCGCAGAGAGCTGCCAAAGAAGGGGTAAAGACCGTACTCCATGAGGCTGTTGCGCACAAAGGACTGCCGATATTACTTGGTGACAAAGGATATGCTGACCTGGTTGAAGAGATCTATGACAGCATCCCGGATGATGACCTCACCCTCATAAGGTATCAGTACGATTGGACCGAGGACCGCGAGCTTATTGCAAAGGAATACCTTGCCATGATGGCGGAGGACAATGTGAACCCGTCCCTATTCAAGCGCATTGTAGCCAAGATACGTGAGTGGCTGCGTAAGTATTTCAACCTGAGTTATACAGAAAATGATGTGTATTCTCTTCTCCGGGCCAGCCGCAAGAACCTTGAGGACACACCCGAAGAGGAGAGAGGATTCTACCGCAGCAGGCCCAAAGCGGATAACTTTGATTTTGCCGGTGAATATGTGCAGGCACAGGGTACATACTTCCGCTCCCGCAAGGCTGCCGTATCCAAGCGCAACACTACTCTCGGGAAGGCTGCCGAGGCATACATGGAGAAGGCCGCCGTCCGCACCGGGAAGGAAACCCTTGAAGGTATCCGTGAGTACATCCAGGATCTCTCTCTGCCTATCCGTAGGTTCGAGGAAGAGCTTCTCAGGCGCGGAGGTAAGCAGGATAACACCAGCAAGCCCTACCGCGACATGAGCCTGTCATTCGGACGGCAGGAGAAGTTGTACAATGACTACTTCGAGGGTAAGATGAAACCTATCCTGCAGGCCGTAGCAGATATCAAACGTGCCGGCATGAGGGGAGAGGACATACTTCCGTACATCATTGCCAAGCATGCCATAGAACGCAACCAGGCATTCCGCAGCCGTGAGCTGAAAGAGTGGGTAGAGGGACATAAGGAGAACGTGCCCCAGGATGAGGTCAACGCCAAAATGGAGGAGCTGAAGGATAAGGATTACTCAGGCGTGATGGGATTCGATACCGAGGGTAAGTACACCAACCCGGATGAGCTGGCAAGGGATATTGTCAGTGAGTTTGAGGGACAGGTTGATCCGAAGTTCATTGACAACCTGTGGAAGAAGGTTAGTGCAGCCACCTCCGAGATACTTGATACCTGGGAGAGGGGCAATCAGATTTCTCCCGACCAGAAGCAGGAATACCTCTCGCAGTTCCGTTACTTCGTTCCCCTGAGAGGATGGAGAGAGGGAGCAGCCAAGGAGCTTGTCTATACTAAGGGTGACGGATTCTCCCGGTCATTGCAGTATGCCAAGGGCCGTAAGTCACTTGCCGATAACCCGCTGGCATATCTTCTCAATGTGCAGTTCCAGGCTATTGCTGAACAGGTAGATAATGAGGTCAAAACCTCGATGGTCAACCTGATAATAAAGAATCTCAGCAATAACGAGATGCACGAAATGGCTACCATCAAGAAGCTGTACTACGTGAAGATCACTCTTCCGGACGGCACTGTTGAATGGGAGCCTACTACCATAAGACCTTCGCAGGAGATGTTTGACAATGGTGATGCCAAGCTGAAGATTCATAATGAGCATGAAAGACTTCGCAAGCCCCGTCAGGCAAGGGAGCATGAAGTTATAGTACGCAAGCCAGGAGGTGATATGGTGATGGTATTTAATAACCGTCAACTCACCACGGCCCAGGCAATGAATAAGCAGAACTATATGTACCGGACAGTATTTGGTAACATATACGATGCCCGGGATCTGAATAAGGTCATGGCTCTGATGGGACACATGAACAACATGCTGAAGTCTCTTTATACCTCATGGAATATTGTATTCCCGTACACTAACTTCATACGAGACCTTCCCGAGGCGACTATTACCGAGTATATAAAGAAGGGAGTCCCTGGGCTAAAGGTTCCATTGAGTAATAAGAATGCTTTTGCTGCACTCATACGCCGGATACGTGGGAAGCAGGATATGAATAATCCGATAGATCGCGACCTTGAGGACTTCTATAATATTGGAGCAGCTACCGGATACACTCACATGAAGTCACCGGAGGAGATCGAGAAGGATATCAAAAAGGAGGTAGCTCGTATGGTCCGCAAAGGAACAGCGATTGGGGTGGTAGGCGATGCCGGTCATGCACTGTTCAATGCCATTGAAGCATGGAATAAGATATTTGAGGATGCTACTCGTTTTTCAGTATATCGTAATTCTCTTGCGCTCGGGATGACAAAAGAGGATGCTGCATATGAAGCGAAGGAGGCCAGTGTCAATTTTAACACCAAGGGCAAGGGAACTAAGGCATGGGACGCATGGTTTGCCTTCTTCAACGTGGCCACTCAGTCACTCCAGAAGAACTTCAAGCTGGCCAAGGACTATCCGAAGAGATTCACACAGGTTGCTTTCTCATTCGTGATGTTGGGATTCCTCGAGGCCCTTATGAATGCTATCACCGATGACGATGATGATCCTGACAGCTCATACTATAACCTCAACTCATACATGAGGCAGAATTACCTGGTCATTCCCAATCTCCCGAGACTGATTACCAAGGGAGCAAAGGGTGATAAGTACCTGAGTATCCCTCTGCCGCAGTTCTGGAGAGGATTCAAGTCAATGGGCTCAATAGGTTTTGATGTGGCCACAGGAAGGATGAAGGCAGGGGAGGCCGTGACCACAGCCCTCGGTAACTTCGCAGGAGGATTACTGCCGGTTGATATAGGTGGATTCTATAAGTCAGGGGAATTCTCCGTTGCACCGCTCGTTCCTACCATCACCAAACCGGTGGTAGAGCTGATAGAGAACCGCAACTACATGGGGTACACTATCAAGAAGGAGCCGTTCACCAAGGAGCAAAAGAAGTACCTTGCCAATGCCGGCCTGGGGAAAGATAATGTGAACCCGGCAGCCAAGTTCTTTACCGATATGCTGTTCCGCTGGAGCGGTGGTGACAGCAGGTACAAGTATTACACTGATAAGCAAGGCCGCACCCGGAAGGTGATCCTCGATGTTAACCCGTCAACCATTGAATACCTGTTTAAAGGTTACACGGGGGGAACTGGTGGTGTGGTTTCCGATCTGATCACCACGGTCAGCCAGACGCTTGACCCGGATGAGGAGGTTGACTTCAAAAATGTGCCCTTCGTAAATAAATTTTTACGCCAAACACCTCCGGCAAAATGGAATATCATATCCGAATACTATGATTTGAAAGAGGCCAATGACCGCGATATTACCCTGATGAAGGAGTACGAAAAGCAGGGGAGGGAAACCGGAAACACCTCACAGTATGAGCGCATGGCCGAGGATGAATACCGGATAGAGCGCAAGATGATCTTCGACAGCTATGAGGATCAGATAAGCGACCTGACTAAGGGAGTCACCAAGGATGACACAGAGACATCCAGCCTGGTCATTGAACTGATGGATATGTGTGTTGGAGAGGTCAAGGAGCTTGAAGCAAGATATAAGAGAAAATACTAAACCATGAGAAAGAATATAACAGCCGAAGAACTGAAGAAGCGGCCCAACAGCAAGATAGGCATGCGAAAGCAGAAGATTGTACCTCTGCCCGTTGCCTCCCTCGATAGCGACACCAAGGAGAACATCGAACTCCTCGAAGAGTGCCGCCGGTGGTGGGAGAGCATGCGTGACCTTCGCACCCGCGCCAGACGCAACCGTAACTATTACCGCGGGAACCAATGGTCAGATGAGATGCAAGACCCGACTACAGGCCGGTGGATAACTGAGGAGACGCACCTCATGAACCAGGGTAAGGTGCCGCTGAAGCAGAACCGCATCCGCAACCTGGTTGCAAACCTTATCGGGCAGTTCCGCAGTAACCCCACCAAGGCTGTTGTTATCGCCCGTGGCCGTGAGGAAGCCTCCCTGGGAGAGATGCTTACCAACACCCTGCAATGTGCCCTCGAACTTAATGAGGTGAAAGAGCTTGATGCAAGGGAGCTGGAAGTGTTTCTTATGTCAGGGGTAGCCTGTCAGAAGATTGGCTATGACTTCTGGAAGGAGCGCAACCTTGAGGACCTGACCGTGGAGAATACCAATATAAACCGGTTGTTCCTCAATACAGATGTGTCAGATATCCGGCTGAAGGACCTCAGACTGATAGGGGAGATCATTGATACCACCGTTGACAATCTGGTGAGTGCCTTCGCCAAGAACACTGCGCAGGAACAGAGGATCCGGGAGCTGTATGCCAATATGACGGCGAAGGAATTCTTCTCGGACTACGGATTCGATTCCCGAAGGACTGATCACCTTGACTTCTACATCCCCAGGGATACCAATAAGGCAAGGATATTCGAGGTATGGCAGCTCAAGAGCGAATGGAGGACCTATGTACATGACCCAACAGACGGATCGTACACCATTACCAAGGCTTCTATGAAGGAGATCGCAGCGGAGAATGATATGAGGCTTGAAATGGGATTGCAGAATGGGATTAATAAGCTTGAGGTGCCGCTATTGGAGGCCGAAGCCAAGCTCGAACATTTCTGGTATGTCAAGTACCTCACTCCTTCGGGCCACTGCCTGTACGAAAGAGAATCCCCCTACAAACACGAAGAGCACCCGTATGCACTTGTGCTATTTCCGCTTCTCGATGGTGAGGTATGGGGCTTTGTTGAGGACATGATTGATCAGCAGAGGTACATTAACCGCATGGTCATCATGCTTGACTTCATCATTGGAGCTTCAGCCAAGGGGGTGCTTCTGGTGCCTGAAGATTGTATCCCGGAGGGGATGACCCCGGAGGAGTTTGCAGATGAATACCGAAGGTTTAACGGGGTAATAGTTTACAAACCGAGAGCAGACGGGCAGATACCCAAGCAGATCAGCGCCAACTCTACCAATGTAGGCATCATGGAGATGCTTAACCTGCAGATGAGCCTATTGGAGAAGAACTCCGGTATCAATGAATCCATACAGGGACAGAGAGCCCCGTCAGGAACGCCGGCAGCTCTCTACGCACAGGAAGCACAGAACGCTACCCTGAACGTGTATGACCAGCTGCAGAGTTTCCAGAGCATGATACTACGCAGGAACCGCAAGGCCCTGAAGGTAATCACTCAGTTCTATAAGGATAAGAGGTACCTGGCTATCAACGGACGGGCAGCAACACAGGAAGAGAAGATCTACGATCCGAATCTCGTTCAGGACCTTGATTGGGATATGACTATTGCACAGGGTATGGATACTCCGGTGTACCGCCAGATGGTTGATGATATGCTCTTCCAGCTGTTACAAGGTAATCTCATTGACCTCGAAATGTATCTCGAACACACAAGCATGCCGTTTGCTGATAAGTTGCTTGCCACGGTCCGCACCCGTATGGAATCCCTCGGAGCGGGAGGAGTACCCGGGCAGGTACCTCCTGAGATGGCTGCACAGGTCGGAGGAGCAGACCCGAGAGCTATGGCAATGCTACAACAGGCAGTAGGAATGAAAGGCAGCAAAAGACCGGCTGCATAATGATATACCCGGCGGGGTTGTTTTAGGTTAATTTTCAAGGGTTGCCCCCTCTCAGAATACGGGAGGGGGTTTTTACATGCCTCCAAAGGTGAGTGCTCCGGCAATAGCCGCAGCCACTCACCAAATCCCTCTCAATCAGCCCTTGCATCTTGGATCTCTTTAGTTTACCAGGGATATCCGGAGGCATGGCCTGACCTATGGAGTTTTCATATCCATCCATCCAACAGCACCCTATTTTACCATCCTTCCTCCGTTGAAACAAGAACTCAAGTATCGGCTTGGTCGGGATGTGCTTGCACTGAAGTGTTTTATTCATTCCCATGTTATTGCACCAGATATTGTAAAGTTAATAATTCTCCATGATGTTCAATCTCGCCTATCTCCACCTCCGGGAACCGCTCGAAGAACGGACTGAGCAGGGGAAACTTGTCAGCGATCTGATAGAAGTATTCGGGATCCAGCCGCCAGGCGATGTAAAGGACCTCCGGCATACGTGGCAGGAATTGTGCAAGCGCAGGATTATTATCGTAATCCTCATGACATTCACGATGGGCCAACATACAGTTTAACCTGACCGTCTGCAACTTATCGCTGTAGCTGCGCCTGACAATGTGAGCCAGGTCTGCCTCATCCCTGATTGCATGGCCGCATAGCCCGCACAATGGGTAATATTGAAGGTACCAGTGTTTAATCTTATTCAGCTGGGCCTCGGTGGTCATCTCGCTTGTTTTTAAAGCATTTCCGTGCATCTCTCTCCACACCCTTCAGGAACCTGCCTAACCTGATCGCACCGTCACCGATGGCAACCAGGTAGGCAAGTATCACTATGAGGGCGAAGAGGGTCATTCGAAGATTACTTTGTACCAATCAAGTTTGTCGAAGGAATTAACCTGCATATCCATTTCCTCCGCCCAATAAGCATATTCCAGGTCATTAAGAATTACACAATATCTTTTTATGATCTCTGGCTTAAAATCATCACCGGGATAAAGTCGGTATGCTATATCCCCCGGCTTCAGGTCGGACCGCTTGCAGGGGATGAGGTAAAGTTTGTCGTTGGGGATACGTTTTTCGATTTCCGTGCGAATATAGCAGGCACAAGGCAACTCCTCCATAACGGTGAGCAAGAGCTTCCCATTCGGAGACGCGATCCCTAACCAGCGATGTGATCTGTAGAACTTGATATTCTCCGGCACCGGGATGCGGTCAGGATACGGACTCTTCTCCTCCTCCGTCATGATGACCCAATCACAGGCAAGCAGGTCCTCTTCGGACATGGTGTAAGGAGCTTTAGTGAGACCTGCAAACTTTGCCATGAATCGGTTTTCGATACCTCTCTCCAGCCATGCCCACAATATTTTCCCCGTCCATTTCTCCCGGAACACTTTGCCTCCCATCTTCAGGGCTTCAAGGGCCTGACCGAAACACACAGTTTTTGCCTTTATGGCTTTGTCATCCAGGAGGGATGCCTTGGACAGCATTGATTCAACGGTTCGGGGCGTAGATCCGTCAGCGCTTTTAAGGGCATAAGCCCAGAAGCCATTACTATCCTGTTCTATCTGTTGAACATAATAGACTTTTGATCCATAGCCGATCTTTACGGCATCGTCAATTTCAAACTTCGGTTTGCTCATCGTTTTCGGTTTTAATTGGTTGTTCAGGTTTGTCAGTCACCTTGCTCTTTTTGATTATCCCGGCCTCCCGGGCCTTCTGTGTTGTCACTGGCTCTCCCGATACGACAAAGCCGGTGAAGGGGCGTTCATTCTCAGTCATTGCGTCAGTGCTGCTATAATGATTATTACTACTATTGCTATCCCACAGTATGCGAAGATCCTCTGGGGCTCGAAATGTTTGTCAATGTTGTTCATATCACGGTCAGTTTATAAGGTCTTGTCTTTATCCGAATACATTAAATTTCTTGATTATCGCCTTGCGCAGAGGGGTGCAGTATGTCGAAATGAAATACAGCACTGCTTTCCAGTTGAGTGTCCCCCGTGCGAAAAAGAACCTTGCCATTGTAATGTCTCCCATGACATAATGATACCTGGCATAGGAAGCAAACCACCTTTTCATCGTCCGGATGTCACCATCTGCCTGAAGTAGTCCGAGATAAAAGTCCCTACGGCGATAGTCGGGATCAAGGGATAGATTTTGTCCGTCAACATAGCGATACACGCATGGGGCTATCTCATGGCATTGACGGCTCTCTGTCACTTTAAGAAGCCAATCATGGTCAAGCTGACCAAACATCTCCTCAAATAGAGGCACACCCTCATTTCTCATAAGGATACTACTCATGTACGGCCAGTTCTTTGACTTATTCCTTGACAGTAATACTTGGTGAATAGACAAACTCTGCTCCATTTTCTATCTGTTTGATTTGTTCTTTAAGTTTCCACGGCAACCATTGGTCATCATGGTCAAGGAATGCGATCAGGCTTCCAGTGGCATGCTGTATGCCGAGATTGCGCCCGTAGTTTGGTCCTCCTCTTCCGTTTCTTACTCTCAATAGCCGGCATCCATATTTGTCTGCCACCTCAAGCAACCACGTTAAGTCCCTGGAATGATCGTCACATAGCAGTATCTCGATGTCACAGTCTGCCGTCTGGTTGCGTACCGACTGCAATGCCCTCTCAAGGGTTCTCTCGCTGTTGTGTGTTGGTATGATTACAGATACTTTCATCTCAATTCTGTGAATTTGTTACATCTACCGCCCTCACTCCCCTCAGTTCGGTTGCTTCCTCTTCTGGTGTCAGCAGGGACCAATGCTTTATGAATGTGTTGCCCTCAAAATGGTCAACAAACGGTTCACACGGGCAGTCCTTACTGTCATCATGTAGCTTTACTTCGCCAAGGGGAATGATGTGGTAGATCATTTCTTATCCTCCTTTGGATACGGCATAATGATAAAGTTGAAGAGCATCGGAGTCCCGTCATCAGCCATGATGATTGTTGACTTGAATTTTGGGTCAATGACGGGCTTCTTCTTTGCCTTCTTGATATTCTTCCTCCAATACCGCTCAATCAGCCGCGATATTCTCTCATATGATCCGGTTCCTAATAGCATGGTCATAGTTCAGTCTCAAATGCTAACTCCGATTTGAATTCCTCATTCGGCATAGGAATGGTAACATGCAGTTCTATCTCTGCATCGGCCCGTACCCTCATGACATACTCCATGAACTCCTTGGAGAACATGGCTGTGGATGAGTCCACCTTCGATACCAGCTTCCACTTGCCGGTTTTCTTGCTGTACTTGAAGTCATGCCGGAAGTTGTACCTCCGCTTGCATTCGTCATGTACTTCCTCCTGGGTATGGCCGGTGAAGTCACTAATCATTTTTAGTACGACTCCCCAATAATATGCGTTAAAGTCAATGGAGCGGATAGGGTACAGGTCTTGCAGTGCGATCCGGAACGGGAGCCGCCTTTCCTTTATCGCCTCGATCAGCCTCTCACGCTGACGGTTGTTCCGGATCACTGCAAAGTCCATTGGTTACTCTCCCTGTCCTGGTCCTGCACCTTCTCCTTGATGCGCTTGTTGTACCATTCTGCGAGGGTCATTCCAGAGTTGTACCAATCATGAATCTTTCTCCTAGATGTATGGCAGACATACATGTATTTGTCATCTCTCTGGATGCAACTAACCTCTCCTGGCTGAATATCCAGATACTTGGCGACTGTGATATTCATTAGCCCTGCATTGTCTCTTTCAAGAAGTGCCTTTGATGCGCACCTCTGCAGAATAGCGTCACTTACCTTAATTTCATTTTTCATAAGCTTTTCGGCAAGGAAACCCATTGGTCAGCTTTGCTGCCGATGGAAGGAATTGCCGCTCCATAATTAAATTGTTTAACACGATTAGTAAATTATTTTCAAATATGAGAAAAATTTAGTATATTTGCAACATGAAGTTGACATTGAAAATAAAACTTTTGCCTACCGATGAACAGGCTAACTTGCTTCTCGACACGATGAAGGAAGCTAATGCTGTTTGCAATGCCATTTCTGATGTGGCGTGGCAAGAGAAGATTTTCAATAATTTCAGGCTCCATCACAAAGTATATCATATCTACAAGGCTACGTTTAGCCTTTCTTCTCAAATGCTTATTAGGCAAATAGCGAAAGTTGCAGATGCTTATAAGCTGGATAAGAAAGTTAAAAGGCAATTTAAACCACTTGGTAGTATTGCTTATGACAGTAGGATAATGACCTACAAGCCGAATAACATTGTTTCTCTGTGGTGTATCGGTGGCAGGCAAAAAATTAATTTTGTTTGCCACAACCCTAATTACATTCCTTATATCAAAGGTGAAGCTAACTTGGTTTACAAGAAAGGTAAGTTCTACCTTTTCCAAACCGTTGATGTTCCCGAAGAGGATGTTGAGGATGTGGAGGAGTTTATCGGAGTGGATATGGGGCTGCTCGAAATCGCATACCTTAGTAACGGTAAAAACTTTGGTTCTAAAAAATTTAACGACTATAGAGAAAAAAGACAAAAAGTAAGGAGTTCGCTTCAAAGCAAAGGTACGAAAGGCTCTAAAAAAGTCCTGAAACGATTGTCTGGCAAAGAACGAACTACGAGTACAATTATTAATCATACTATTAGTAAACAAATTGTTCAACTTGCTAAATCCGAAGGTAAAGGGATTGCCATTGAGGATTTGAAGGGTATTAGATTTTCTGCCAACAAGAAAGGTAAGAAATTCAGAACAAGGGTAAGTAAATGGAACTTCAACCAGCTTAGAAGTTTCCTTACTTACAAATCTTTGCTTAATGGTGTTAAATTGGTAGTTGTGCCACCTGCTTATACAAGCAAGACTTGCTCCAATTGCTTTCACATAGGCAATAGACAAGGCAAAAAATTTACTTGTAGCAACTGCAATTCTGTATTCGATGCCGACGAAAATGCAGCTAAGAATATAGCATTGTTGGGGACTTCTGTAAACAGTCCTGAAAAGCCGAGTATGTTGTACTGTCAAGTGCATTCGTTCTTAGGTTTAAAGCCCATCCCATCGCTTTAGCGTGGGTGGGTAGTTTACTGTTTGGCCTCCTTATTTTTGTTTGCCTTTTTCTTGCTCTCCTGTATGCGGTCAAAGTCGCGCTGAGTATTCTTGTTACTTGTCACTATCGCAATAGAGGCATTCACCCTCTGCAGGTAGTTCATCCTCGGCAGTATCTTCGCCCTGGTGAGCTTCCCGATTATCGTGGAATCCATCTCGTTTATGCCTCCCCACTTGTCACGAAGGATATAATAGGTCCGTCCGTCTTTCGCATTCTTTATCCGGGCTCTCTCCAATGCCGCATCAATCATCCGCTGGTCACGGATAACATCGCGCCTGGCTCTGCGCTGCTTGAAGCGTTCAACCCATGTAATCTTCTGATAGGTGGTCCATTCCTTCCAATCGGCCTTTACTCTTGTGATAAAATCCTGTAGGTAGTTCATATCTATCTGTTTGCGAATTGCTTCTTGTTAATCTCTATCTCTTCCGGGTCCTCCGTGTATATCACCAGCTTGCCATTGATTCCATTGCCGGAGCGGACGGTTCCTTCAGCCCACAGCTCGTTGAGAGCATTGGTTGTTTCAGGTCCAAACTCATGCACTATCTCTGCCAGGTACACATTCGGCCAGCGGGTCTCGCTGTACTTCTTTGCCAGGTATGCTTTGATCTGTTCTTTGAGAGTCATATCGTTGCTTCGGTTATTCTTCCCGGTCTGCGCTTGACAGTCGGGAGGATGATCTTCGGGGGAGGCAGGTGTTTCAGGCAGGCCCACAGACCTATTGCAGTAGCCATCACCATATCATCATGACAGCCATCAACAGCACCATAGCGGCCATTAGGCTTGATCTCATAAGTGTCCAGCTCGGAGAACACCCGGTCATCGCGTTCATAGAATAGCTCATCGCGCAGGGCAGCGTTCAGGAAGTCTATTATCATCGGCTTGCTGACCGGGTTGGTATGGAATCCGTACTTGACGGGGATCCCCTGCCGGATCTTCTCGGGGTCAGTCCGTGCGAATATATTGGGATAGTATTTCACTATCTCGTCCAGGATGGTCAGGAAGTGGTCGCCTTCGGCCTCGATGCTTGTCTTGTCATAGGAGTTGGATTCAGGGATGAACAGGGCGTTGTTGTAGAACTTGGCCAGCTGCACAGCTTTCCAGGCACCAAGGTCCTGGTCAATATGGCCTTTAAATGTTGCAACCGTTTCAGGCACCCCTCCGTCCATGATCCCGTACCGGTCAAATACCCTCATAACAGTATAGTCAGCCTCCGGGCTCCGGCCTCCGATATCCATTGACACCACATACCGGTTGGATACCTGTTCCTCCTTATCAGGGTACATCCATATAAACAGGTTGCCGCGGTCAGCCTGGATAAGCTCTATATCTTCGAGGGCAGTCTTGTCACGGATGGTCTTGCCGCGGATATCTCCCACAAACTCCGGATCCATCTTGTGCTTACGGGCCTGGTTGACGTATGCCGGGGAGAATACCCTTGCTCCGGTGGCCTGAAAGCTCTCTTCCCAGGTGCTCGGAAATTCACTCTTCATGCGCCACTCATCGTAGTTCTCACCATTCTTGAAGTCGAAATACCACTTAATGCCTTCAAGGGTAGCACCGAGGGACCAGAGATATGAGGCATAGGGTTCTGCGTCCATCCACTTGACAAATGCAGACAGGTCAGCCTCTGGGATATCTTTCTGATACAGCTCGATCTCGAACCATGCCACAAACACAGGAGCATATGCGCTCTTACCATCCATGGCAGACAGCCACTCCCTGTGGAAGAAGTTGCCTACACCTTTAGCGGTGGATTCGAGGGCAATGAGGGAGAATGGCACCTGTGCTACCCCGGCACGGACACTCTGAGCAAGGTCCTCTGCACTGCGAAGTTCTGTTGTCCGCCAGAAGCTCACCTCCGAAAGGTGACTCATGGCAAGGTCAAAGGTTCTCAGACTATCGGGCTTCTGCGATGAGCCAATGATGATTGAGCAGTCGCGCTCATCTATCCTCCGGTTCTTGTTTGATCCTTCCAGGGGGGACAGCTCAAAACCTCCGAGGTCCTTCGGATAGTTGGTGATGAGACGGGAGTACATCGCCCTGATGTTACGGGCCTGCTCTTCCACATCGGTAACGATACATGAATGCCACCTGGTCCGGTGAATGAGCTGTATCCATGCCATATATATCTGCACCAGCGTTGACCCTCCCCACTGACGGGCCTTGTCAATGATGATGCGGATAGGAACTCCGGCAACTCTCATCCTTTCGGGAACGGCCAACACCTTTCGCTGTGGCTGATTCAGAGAAAAGGGAACTATCTGTTTCGTCCTTTTGTCCTGTATCCTGGCAGCGGTAACGGCCCAGAACTCAAAGTCATACCGGAACCGCTGGTTGATCAAGTCACGAAGGAATAGTTCTATCCCTGTATTATCGGCGGGGATACCGTGAGATTGAAGGACTGATTCAAGTTTGTGATCGCGGGCAATAGCATCTATCAGAGCAGCATTCTCATTGTACATGGTTACGGGGATACCCCATACAAACTCATTGCCGCCAACGGAGAACTCTATGCGCTCCCTCTCGATAGGTGAGCCGACCCCTGTTACGGGATCATAAGGGGCAAAGAGGGCCTTTCTCCGGGCCTTGTTTTCCCTGATTATGCTATTGACATCAGAGGCGTTCATTTCTTCTTCTTCAGGAATGATGCTGTCACCTTACGAACATATTCTATTGAATAATTCAGGTTATCAGCAACTTCGGTGCATATCACTTTCCGGGAGAGCTTTGGAGCAATCTCGGGGCCATATGTGGCAAGCACCCTCGTATATTCATCATAAATCTTCTGTCGCCTTAGTAATGTGTTTTCTCCGGTTTGACTCATTATACTGCGTTGATGCCGTAAATATAGGTTTTTTTGTCCGCTATACAGGGCTTATTGTCCGGACACTTTTCAACACATTGATTAGGTTTGACGGTGAATAACTACAACCAAAACGCAGTAACGTTATGTCAGAATCATCAGGTAGCAGCACAAGCACAGGCAGCACCGGAGCCACAGGGGGAGAATCCTCTTCAGGGGGAGCCCAGGCCCAGGGAGCAGCAGCCGAAGCCGCCGGCACCGAAGCAAAAGCACAAGATACTCAGGGAGAGGCAAGTGCAGAAGCAGAGAAGGCGAAGAAGAAAGAACAGCCTCCCAAAAAAGAGGGAGAGGAACCCGGGAAGAAGGAGGAAGCCAAGGAGGGCAAACCGCCTCACAAGTATCACGAAAGGCTTACGAAGGCATTTCCGGATCGCACCTTCGAGAAGGATGAGGACTATGACACGGCAATGGATGAATACCTTACATCTCTGGAAGATTACAGGGAGAAAGGAAAGAAAGCCAACCAGAAGCTCCTCGCGCTCTTTGAGTCAGAACCGGCAGTAGGAGAGATGGTCCGCGATATGATGAGCGGTGCGTCCTTCCGTGAGGCAGTTGCAAGACATTTTTCAGCCGAGGACTTTACGCCGACAGAAGGTGATCCGGACTATGAGGGCTGGGCCAAGAACAAAACCGAGAGGGAGGAGAAGATGAAAAAGCGCAGGGAGTTTGAAAAAAACTACGCTGCCAACCTCGAAGCCGCCGGAAAGGAACTTGAGGCTTTTGCCAAGGAACATAACCTTGACGAGAAAGCCACCGATGAATTCCTCGTAAGCATTGAGAAGATGCTTGAGGATTTCAACAACGGGAAGATTACCAAGGACTCGCTCAGGTTTATGCGCCGGGCGATGACCTATGAGCAGGATATAAAGGATGCCCGGGAGGAGGGTAGGATTGCAGGCCGCAATGAGAAGATAGTGGCACAGAGGGAAGAAGAACCGGATCAGACCGGTGATGGAATCCCCAAACTCGGCAAGTCCCCCGACTCCCCTGATGAAGGAAAGAAGGGAGGGTACTTCGGAGGATTACGCGACCGAATGAGGGATCGCGGATTTTTGGACACAGAACGCTAACTAATATTTTAAAACACAATGAGAAACACTAACATTTTTAATATCGGAACTAAAGTATTGTCGCTGGTATTCGTACTTGTGGCAATAGCATGTACCTCTCTTATGATGGGTGCGGCTGGCGTAACGATGGCTACTGGTGTTGCTGTAACAGGTGGCACCGATGGTACCGGTACTGTCAGCACTGAAAAGGTTAAGGCCGGAGTTGCCGACCTGGACCAGGATTATGTATCCAAGCTGGTCACTCAGATGCGGCCCGCGGCCACACCTCTTGATACTATCATGAGGCAGATCCGTCAGGCAACCCCCATCAAGTCATGGAAGACTGAGTTTTATGCCGTTGATGCCCGTCCACTTTATGACGAGGTTCATACGGCTCACACTCATTCCGCTGGCGCTGGTGTGACAACCAAGGACCTGAGGGTTAAGAACGTCGGTATGTGGGCAGCTGATGACACTGTGATGTTCAAGGGCATTACCGGTGGTGACGGAAAGGATCTTGTGTGCTTTGTTATTTCCAAGGACACATCTAACAATACTGTTAAGCTTCAGCCGCTCAATGGTGTTGATGATACCGTTGACAGCGCTGCAATCAAAGCGGTTCCTTCCATTGCTGCCAACACAAGGATGGTAAGACTTGGGTCATGTAAACATGAACTTGATGCACAGACCTCTCCTTATGCTATCCTGCCTGAGAAGAGCTACAACTATGTGCAGCGTTTTATGGCACAGGTTGAAGAGTCCATATATCAGCGCTTGCATCAGAAGGAGGTTGACTGGACCTTCACCGATTATGAGGCGCAGAACGTTTTCGACATGAAAGCTACCATGGAGCAGTCTTTCCTCTTCGGGATCAGGTCAGAGTTTACCGACCTTGTAAACAGCAAGAAGAGGTATTCCACCGGAGGTATAGCCAACTTCATTACTAAAGCCGTTGAGTATGGCCTTGGTGGTGCAGACCGGGTAATTGATGATGCGTGGTTTGTTGATGCTTCAAAAACAATCTTCCAGGGCAACAGTGGTTCAGAGGTAAGGTATCTCTTTGGAGGTAGCGGCCTTATGGCAAACCTGATGAAGGTAGGCACCGTTCTCAAGCAGATTCAGGGCAAACAGACAATGGTGAAGTATGGTCTTACCTTCAAGGAGATTGAGACAAACTTCGGCCTTCTGAGGTTTTTCCATCATCCGCTGCTTGATCAGGCAGGATGGGAAGACAACGGGTTAGTCCTTGACCTCTCCTTCATTGAGAAGCATACCTTCATACCTCTCAAGACTAAGGAACTTGACCTGATCTCATCCGGTCAGCGTAACGCCAATGCAGTAGTCATTGAGGAAACCTGCGGTGTTATTGTTCGTTATCCCGACACTCACGCAATCATACGTCCGAGAGCGTAACCAATAGGCTAAGACCAGGGGTGCCCAGCGCATCCCTGGCTCTTTAGCTGATAACAATAACCAAAACAATCAGACAATGGGAGTAAGAAAAACTTATCAGGCAGTCGGGTTTAAGACCCTTGACTTCTATGAGATGGTAAATGGTGCCAAAGCACTCATCCAGTTCAGAAGCGGGAATCATGCACCTGACTCAAAGGGCCAATATACAACGGAAAACCCCGATGTTATTGAAGCCCTGGACAACTCTTCCGCTTACGGCATATCATTTAAATGTATCCGTACAGAGAAAACTGCCGGTCCTGACCTTGCCACATCAAAAGCCAAGACCGCACCGAAACCTCCGGCTCCACCCGCAGATAATGAAGGTGTTGGAGCAGGGAACGAAGGAGGCGAACCGGGTGTTGGTGATGGCGCAGATGCCGGAGGCAATGCCGGCGATGGATTTACCAATGTTCCCGATATAGCAACCGTACAGGCTGCAAGGGATTACCTGGTTAAGAACTGCGGAGCGACTGCAAGCAAACTGCCGAACGGTCCCGCAGTGAAGAAGTTCGCAGCTGAGAAGAAAATCAACTTTGTTGATCTCGCGTAATCATGGACAGGACGGGGTTGATAAATAAGGTAAAGGTCATTCTTGACGAATATACTCCCGAAGGTGTAGGAACACCTTTTGAGGAGTACATAGGTCCTCTCCTTGATGAGAGTGCCCGTGAGATCGTCATGGAGGGCCCGCTTTATTTGTTAACCCCGATGCCTATCCCCCTTGAATCCGGATCGCCGGCAGAGAGCATACTGAAATATGCTGATGACCGTGCGTATATACCGGTCCCGTCAGACTTCGTGCGGCTTCATGAGGTCAAGTTTCCCCTGTGGAAGAGATCGGTCCGTGAGGCTATCTCCCAGGAGAACGAAGAATATAACATGCAGGAGAATGAGTATCTGCGCTCGGGCTATGGAAGGCCCTTTGTTGCCCTCGTAAGGAAACAATTCTCGGGAGGAGCACTTGCAAGATACCTCGAATGTGGTAAGGCACTTGAAGATGCGGTGCCCGGTACTGCCCTGTATGTCAAGGAATCATTACCAGAAGATCTTGCTGAAGAGTTTGCTGATACCCTTGCCTGGCGGGCTGCCTCAAAGGTGCTTGCTACCTTGGGTGATGTAAACCGCGCAAAGGTGGCGCTTGAGCAATCAGTGATCCATCTGTCCAAGTTAATTAACTAATTATTAACAATTAACAACAAAAGCAATGAACTTATCTCAGATTATCAGGATACGGATGGCAAAACCATTTCTGTATCTGTTTTCAAAGGACTACAATGTAGAACATGCCCTTGGTGCCGGTCCCACTCAGTTTACCCATAAGGGTATCGCCTGTTCAAATGTTAAGACCGTCAAGAAGACAATCGGCGGTGTAGGTGTAGCAGACTGCGACTTCAATTTCGCAACCGCAGCCAACACCAATGAACAGGTCATTGACCTCGGTGCCATCGTTCCGGCCAAAGCAAGGGTGCTTGATGTCAAAACTGTCACAGAGGTGGCATTTGCAGGAACCAACCTTTCTGCCCTTGTCATGGAGACAGGAAACTCAAGCTCTGGTGCGCAGTTTATCGCAAGCGCAACAATAATGGCTGCTAATGCCATTACTGCTGCAAACCTGGCAACTATGGACGTTGCTCCGGCTGCAGCTGCATCCAAGGTATATTGTTCCGCTACCCCGACAGGAGCCAACTGGGCTGCAGTTCTGGCAGGGAAAGTTTCAATATATATCAGTTACATAGAAATATAACTCTATTCTCGGGCTATGACTGGAATCTACCAGATAAAGTCAATATGTAAGCCTGACAAAAGCTATGTGGGTAGCTCCAAGAACATCAAGAAAAGATGGCAGGAACATCTTCGTCAATTACGGAGCATGAGACATGAAAATGGCAGACTTCAAAATCACTATAATAAATATGGTGAAGAAGATCTTGTTTTCATTATTCTGGAATTGTGCTTGCCGTCCTTTCTGATGATTCGTGAACAATATTACATAGATCTCTCGAATCCGTGGTTTAATATTATTAGGACAGTTGATTTTAAATTACCACACAATCTCCCAGAGGAAGTAAAACAAAAGATATCTGACTCAAAAAAAGGGAGTACTCCCTGGAACAAAGGATTAAAATTAGGTCCACTTTCGGAGGAGCACAGGGGAAAATTAAGCTTAGTTCATAAAGGCAAACCGAAGAGTGAGGGACATAAAGAAAAAATACGTGACTCAAACAGGGGGAAGCATCCGACTACGATGGCAGAGGAAACAAAAAGAAAAATTAGTCAAACATTAAAAGGTAGAACATCTGGGAATAAGGGCCATAAGTGGACTGAAGAAACGAGACTCAAGATGAGGAGCAGAATCCCATGGAACAAAGGGAAGGCTGGTACTTATAAATGCGACAGCCCCAAGAGGAGGATGGAGAGAGAGAAACTTAAATCTGTAGCGTAATGGCAGTATTATCAGGTTCAACGCCCAAATATCTTTTGCGCCTCTACAATGAGAGTGGAGTACAGCTTGATCCTTCGAACCTTGCACAGGTATTGGAGGTGAAGGTGCATCTGTATAATGCCATCACAGGTGATATAGTAGGGCGCTTTATCCTTCGTGAATCACCTCTGCCGTCTGGATACACCAGGCTTACGACCAAGATTGTGGAGACAGGTGATGTGAGGGTGCTTATGGTCCTTACTTCGACCATGACAAGCGCCGCTGCAG